CTAACTGTTGCATGATATCAAACTTCAACTGCTCGACATCAGTAATCGGTGTATGAATCACTCGATCCATATCTACATCAAACGACTCAAAGTACGACTGTGGCGTACCAAACTCAGAATCATAAAAAAGCACAACTGCTTCGGGATATTTCTTCTGATATGCGGCAGCCATCAACAATGCGAAAGCAGACTTAAAGTGTTTTGATGGGCCTGCAAGCATTAGCAAGCCTGGTGTTAACCCACCATCGATTCGACCAGACAATGCAACATTCACCATAGGTACTGGTGTCGGTGACATTTCTTTTTTACCAAAGACTTTTGAGTCCATGATATTTGATGTTGCCTTGATTGTCGAGTTCTTGGCAAGTTTTTCCATTAATGACGACATAATTTATTCTCCAAATTCAAATTCTATATTATACTTCACGAGGCTATTATAACACTACTTGTTGTAAATGTCAAACAACTTTTTCTCGAACTGCTCAATTTTTAGAGTACGATTGGGCCATAAAATGTACTCTTTTTCTGGATTTGCTTTTAAGTTATTCAACAGTGGAGTAACTGCGTTGTATAACTCATCTAGTTGACCCTGCAACTGCTTTGCTGTTGAAGATGCCGAAGTCGCTTCTTGCTTGACTGCTTTTACCGACTGTAGTTCATCTTCGTCTACGGCTGTGAAACCGAAATCAAATATATCAGACATATTTTTCTCCTATTTGTCTTCTGACTCTAAATCTTTTTTTGTCATAGCTAAAAGTAAATACTCTTCTCTAATAAATTCTTCATTTTCTTCTAACCACTTTTCCACAGATATCTTATCTTCACCCCATTCATCTCTTTCATACATTGCTTCATAATACAGTCTTTCTGTAAAAGCTTTGAATGTGGGTATAATCATTTTCATGTAAAAAAGCCTTCGAGCGAGTTTATATATTCAAGTTCCCAGTTGATGGCATCAGATACCAGCTTCAAGGGTTCTTTGAATGTCTTGTTAAATTGTACCTCATAATCAATGTGATCATGTAAGCCAAACTCTTTTGGTAAGAATGGGTTGAAGGAGATGACATTCTCCATAACTGGATTAGGCATCTTCAGGTAACAGAACTTCACTTTTGATCCGTTCTTGATACCTTCAATAGAAAGGTTCAATTTCTCAATTTGTTTGTTGTACAATAATGCACCTCTAACATGAATTGGAGTACCCTTCTTATATATCGTATATTTATCTTGCCACTTCTCTATGTCACTCACGCCACGAGGAAAAGATACTTCTTCTGGTGGCAAACTCTTGAACTCTTCATAGAAGTCTGCTACGAACTTCTGTAGATCAGCCTCTGTTGAGTTTAGCATAATCGAATACGCTTTCTTGAACTTATCTCGAACAATCTGTGGCGTTGATGACTTGACTGCTTCAATGCCCATGATCTTGAGTTTGGGCTCTGCGTATTGAACACCCTCATTGTTATATACGTTAAGTATATAGCGTTTCTTGGCAGTCCAGATACCTTTATCTGCAATTGCTTCACGAGCCATTACCATTCGATTCTCATAACTCGACATTTGATTATTCATATCTTCATAAGACTTAGCAAACATGGGTACGAACTTTTCTTCACAGGCCTTGTCAATGAACGCAACTGGGTCTTTTGGTTTGACTGCATCAACAAGTGGCTTCATATCAACATAAAGAGAATCAGTATCAATCGCAATTACATAATCTTCTTCTGACTTGAGCATCTTGTTCATGTACTCATTCATGGCTTTCTCAGCCCACTTGATCGACAACTGACCAGACAATGTAATGCCTTCTGCGATTCGTAACTCAAAGTATCGGAAGTATTGATTACCCAAAGCACCATAAAGAGAGTTGAGCAAAATCTTTACAGCCATTTGAGTATTATCAAGTTTGTTGATTTCACGACTCAGATCAGCCGACTTTTTCTTTTCATAGTCTTGCTTGAGTCTAAGCATATCATTCTTTACATCTCTACGCTCGTTGTACAGACCAATGATAATGTCTGGCATGATACCACGCTTATCTTTACGATACATCGAACCATTTGCGGCAACTGCAACATCTCTGGATTTAGCTTCTTCTGTCAGTTCGTTGTGTAGATAATGATCAACACCACTTGCTGTAAAATCACCAGTGCCAGTCAGTAGAGTTTCAGGAGACATATTGTACTGAACAATCAGGTTTGGATATAGAGAGTTCAAATCGAATGATGTAACCCACTCGCTCATACCAAGTCGAGGCTCTTTAACATAACCACCAGGATACGAATCTTTGTGTTTGTGTTCTGTTGGCGGTACTGCGATATTCTTAGCATACAAATATCTGTAGATGATAGTATCCCATATGCCTGTTGTACCAAAAGTCTCTGCGTAGTTGACACCACCTTTGTAAGCAATAACAAGTGCTAAGTCCATCAAGCCAGTCTGGACATCAATCTTATCAACTAACTGAACATCTTTAATGTTATAATCAATAAACTTTTGATGGTCTGACTTGTATAGTCCGAAGAGTGAACCATGTTCTGTGTAAGACAGTTTCTTCTCACCAAGAACAACAGAAGCAATGTGGTCTAATGAGTAAGATGCTTGAGTACCATATGTGTAACCAAACTTTGTAAATAGATCGTAATAATCTACTTGTTGAACACCGTAAATCTCATAGGCATCCAAATCTTTGCCTTTTATAGCAATCTGTCGATATTTGGTGATACCGAAGGGGGAGAACTTCTTCACAGTTTCTGGACCGAGGATATTTTCTGTCCGTTTGATGAGATATGGTATATCGAATAGTCGAATGTTCCAACCAGTAATCACATCAGGAGTGTTGTGCATCCAATAGTTAAGAAACTTTAACATCAGATCAGTTTCGCCAGCACATTTTACATAAAGAACTTCAGCACCATCTAGATCAAGTTCGGTCTTAGATACATCGTAATCACCAGTACCCCAAACATAGTAAGTGTTTAGTTGATTACTTTTGTAGCAGATTGCAGTAACTGGATATTTTGCTTGATCTGGCTCTGGAAAGCCATCATCAGACTGAACCTCGATATCGATATTACCAATATTGATTAGTTTAGAGTCATATTCGATTTTACCAGGATGTTTTTCGTTTATGAACTGTGCTGTAAAATTAGCATTGCCATGAACTTTAAAGTTATCAATGTCTTTATACTTCTTGATGAAGTCATTGGCTTCTGACATCGAATCTAGTTTAATAGGCTCAACTGACTGGCCATGAAGTGTCTTCCACTCACCAGTAGCTTTCTGGGAAACCAGATACATAGTAGGTTCAAAGGGTATTCTCTTTTTGACAGGATTGCCTTGATCGTCATAGCCTCGATACAGCATATTATTGCCATACCGATTCACACAAGTATAGAAACTCAAATTAGTACTCCAAAATGTAAATTATAAGCGACATTGTACATTATATGAAACATAATGTCAAGTATATTAGTCGTCCCTCTCACCGACACCATAATCGACTACGACAGGAAATCTTGGTACTCCGTCTGGCGTCAAACCGAAGTATCGTAGTGTTGCCCAATTAGGAGTTTCTTTTGACTCCCAAAGTTCTTTCATCTGTGCTTGAGTACCTCTCACACCTGCACCGCATTCTGTGCCATCTGGCATACGAAGAATGAATCTCTTGGCATAACCAGCCCAGTTGCCTTGACCTTCTTCAATCTTAACAACATCAAACTCTTCTGTGATGAACTGCTTACGCTTGAGTAAGTATCTAGATCGTTTGCATTCATACTTTTCATCAAGACGAACCATTTGTCCTTCGTAACCATCAGCCATATAAGATGCATATAATTCATCTAACTCATCTTGAGTATCGCACCAATCTGTACGAACAAAATACAAGTACTCTTTAAAGAATCCAGACTCTTTGAGTTCTAGATTACGAATAGAGAATACAACATCAGAATTCTTAGAGTTGTGTATATCGTAAACATGATATTGAACTAGTCTTTTCGAGTCTTCTAGATCAGCATCAGTAAACTTAGTCTTTCTTACGAGGCTTACAATCTTGTTGAAATCTTCTTTCAGTTCATGATTGTATAACTCGCCATCAAGTGTAACTTCTGGATTTGCTTCAAGAACATCTTTAACTTCTTCCCAGATATGTGGACAACTAGTGATCGGTTTACCAGTTCGTGTCCATAGACCTTTTGAGTTTGCAATACAGCGAATGCCGTCTAACTTAGGCTGAGAATATCCAGACGAGTGTTGGACTTTTTGTTTTGTATAGTCGTTAGCCAGCATAGGCTCAAATTTATCATATGAGTCTATTTCTGAAACGTCTACAAAATATTCTTTTTCAATGCGTTTGTCCCATTCAGCCTTTGCTTCGGCTTGGGCTTGAGTATAAGCGGTAGTGCTATTAACTTTGCCAATATTCTTGGCTTCACTAAGATTCCATTCACTGGTCACTTTTTTACCACTTTCGAGTCCTGCTACAGTTCTGGTGCCTGCATAATCGTCATTAGAGTACCCAACTTCGATCTGCCAAACTCTTATCTTGCCTTTGCTGTCCCTCTTGTACAAAGTGGGAAGACTTTCAACATTTTTCATAGTGTAATCCTCTTCATAATGTGTCTATTATAACACAAGCGTGGAGGTTTGTCAAGTATCTGACTATTCTGTTTTGTTTGTACCCTTAATCTAAGAGATACTAATTAGACTGTAAGCGATTACATATGTGCTTACTGCTAACATTAATAAAGTCGAAACTAGTTCACAAAAGAACCCATCGCAACTCTTAGCCTTAAGGTAAGAGAGTGCTTTTCTCACTTTTACTTTTACTCCTGTTTTGGTCGTGCCTATTTAATTGAGTGAGTCACAATACGCAACTCACCCGGTTTCTTACAAGTTGGTGCGTTTCCACACCCGGTTAAATATTACTCTGCTAGAAATTCTTTACTATCATTCTCAGTAGTAAAGTGCGAATGAAATGATTTGAAATCTCCGTTGATCTCAACTTTCTTCGGCTTCTGCTCTTCTGGAATGATATTCTCTAAGTAAACACTTAGTATCCCATCTTTGAATGTTGCACCACATACCACAATAGTGTCAACAAGAGTGAACTTACGGGTAAATGCTCTTGCGGCAATACCCTTGTGAACATATTCACGATCATCTTCTCGTTGACCAGAGTTACCTTCAATGGTTAATACTCCGTCTTCCAATTCAATATTAATGTCTTCTTCTTTGAATCCCGCTAGAGCGAGTTCAATAGTATAGAAGTAGTCATCATTTATTGTAATATTATAGGGCGGATATGATTGTTGATTTTGAGGGGCTGTCGTTAGTTCTGCCATTCTATCAAAAATTCTATCAAATCCAAGTGTATTCAAAGGATCATACTTTGTTGTTTGCAAATAAGTCATATTAGACCTCCATTGTTATGCAAGGTTAAGTTTTTTGTAAGACCCTTATCAGGCATCTTACACGATTATTTATACAAAGTTAAACATGATTAATGCTAATATTGCAAATTTTTTACATTACAATTTTGCATATCGGACATAAATATGTAACATGACCAGGCGGTCACAAAGTTGAAGATGCTGTCGTTGCTTCTGAACTAAACCTCACCCGTTTCAGCTTACGCATTCTTCACTACGGTTTACAGTTATACTCTAGGTCGTTTATTTGTGGTAGTCACTCCACTTCTATCATCGCATGACCAAACTGCTGATTAGTCACTAACCAAGCGACTTGTCTCCATATTACTGATATTCTGTCCAGCAATGCTTAACTTTCTTGTAGCTAGTGATTACTTTTTGTCTTTTGCGTTCACTAGCTGAGTCGGCACCCATGACTGCTCCTAGAAATGTCATTGCATCATTACCACTTCCAGAACCAAACTGATTGCCTATGAGTCCACCAATTACTAGTCCACTAAAGACCTCTCCATCAGAAGCAGGTCTTTCAATCATACCATAGACTGGCACATTGATGTCTTCACATACTTGAGTTTCTGTTAAAAGTCTTGCGGGCTCATCGCTATGTCCAAATGCAAAAGAACCTACAATTACACCTAATACTATTGCGAGTAGTGCTTTCATCTTATAACTCCTTTGATATATACTTTGATACATCAACTATTTGTTGGTCACTCAATGCAGATGCTTGTGACCACATCATATTAGACTGTTTACCTACAGTACCACGATTCTTGTAAGTAGTTAGTCTATCAAAAATGTAATCGTATGTTTGACCAGAAACTTTAGGTCCTAATCCACCTTGACCTTTGTCTCCGTGACAACCCATACAACCACCCCAAATCTTTTCACCTGGATCAGGTGCTTCTACTACGATACCATTTGCTTCGTTGTATGCGGCAACTATCATTGCTTTCTGCTTTGCGATTTCTCGATTCTTTTTGAGTTGTTCGTAGCATTCGTCAACACAAGCATGATGATAA